GACTATTTGCAGCTTATAGATTCTCCTTATATCAAGGATCGAACAAAGAACAATGAGATAGCAGAGATAACAAGAACGCTAAAGATAATGTCTAAAGAGTTGGATATACCTGTAGTATTGTTGTCGCAACTAAACAGAGAAGTAGAGCGGAGAACGGACAAAATACCGATGATGGCCGACCTTAGGGATAGCGGATCAATAGAACAAGACGCAGATGTTATTCTGTTTATTCATAGAGAACATTATTACAACGACGAAGCTGATCCTCATCGTGGGACTATCAGAATAGCCAAGAATAGAGAAGGTATGACGGGCGACATAGATTTTTGGGTCAACGACACCATATCCGATTTCAGAGATGATGAGCCGAGAGGCAATACGTTTATATCTGCTAAAAAAGAGGATTACGAACTGCCGTTTTAAGGCATAGGTGCTTACATAAGTCGATCAGGTTAAGTTATCGCAATCAAGACGAATAAGACATCAACAAAATAAAATAACATATTAAAACGCATTAAAATGAGAAACAAATTCAAACAGATAGCAAATGTAACCAACAAGCTCGGATTTGATTGGATTAAGTCGATAGAGATAAAAGATTCAGATCCGAATGTTATGGTGAGAGGCACGTACTCCGATGAAATTAAAAAGAGACTATTGGAGATTGGATTTGAATATATCTGTGAGTTGAAGGATCACAGAGTACACTGTTTTTCAAATAGAACCGTAATGATTTTTTTAACTAATAATTAAAACACATGACCAATAAAGAAGAATGGATAAGACAACAAGTCATCGACTATGATTGGGATAATGATGGCTTTGGTGATAGTTGTATAGAAGAATTATTAAATAAAGGATATGAAAGAGGGTATAATGATGCTATAAAATTGACATCAGAAATGACTAAAGTACTTCGAGACATCGCAGATGGACTATATCCTTCTACCGCAGAAGAGGCCTTTATGTTCGTTGATATAGCAAAGAAAACGGCAAATGATGTTTTAAATAAACTAACATGACAACAAAAGAAGAAATTAAACAAAGATTAAAAGATTTGGCATTAGAATTAAATGCTATATGCTATGATGCCGCTATGATACCAAAGCTTAGGCCTGTATGGGATAAATTGGTATTATTGCAGCAATATGTAGAAGACTTTGATGATGGATGGATAGATGCGACTAATGAGTTGCCAGAATTGATACAAGGCAAAGATTACAGCGAGCACGTGTTTGCAAAAGTAAAAGGACGCGAAGATATTGAGGTGATGTGTGTCGGACTAATACAAGACGACAATGGTATTTGTCATCGCAAGTGGGCTAATTGCTACGGTAATATATACGGTCTCGGATATTACCATGATGAGTATGAAGTAACCGAATGGAAATACATTAGATTTTAAAACAAACTAATATGGGACTTAAATATAGCTATTGGAATTATAGGCTTATGGCAAAAGAGGGAAGAGGAGAAGTTTGGTTCGATATACATGAAGTATATTACAATAATGATTTACCAACATCCTGCTCAAAATATCCTGCTTGTGTTAGCGGTAATTCGGTAGATGAGGTTAAAGAAGTATTGTCAAAGATGACAGAGTGTCTTGAAAAGCCAATTATTTGGTACGGACAAAAGTTCCCAGAAGAATATAGAATAGATGAAAACAACATTGACTAAATTGTTAGACGATATAAGAGAAGATAGGCTAAAACATCCTATTAAATATAAGTTGTTTGTTTTTAAGACGGTTGCGTGCTGTTATATTACCAACAACAAGTTGATTCAGTGGATTGAATACAAAATAAATAAACACAAACAATAATGAAAACTTACGGAATAACATTCAGCAAAGAGTTTCCTCCATACCATAAAAAATGCGGAGAGCCAACAAATTTTGTAGAGAAGATAATGTCTGGAGAAAAGATACACGTCATACTAAACTCACCAATGATATGGGAAGATAGGTTTAGAGATATTTATGGTGGAAAGGCGTGTCTTTCGCTTAGATATTGGAGCGGAAAACAAAATAGGTCAAAGCAGATTGAATTTTTACGCCTCACGAAAGACGATGGCATTTGCTTACAGCCAATTATTATTTCGGATAATAGGGATTATTTTGTAGCCAAACCGTTTAATATTGGAGAAATAATAACCAACGCTCATCTTATAAACATATCTAAGACGGACGAAGATTTACTCATTTTAAGCCAAATAGCTCAAAACGACGGTTTAAGCGTAGATGATTTTAAGTATTGGTTTAAGGATAGACAATTTGTAGGGGTAATAATACATTTTACTAATTTCAGGTATTAATCTACTAACAATTTTAATTTATTATCAAATGAAACGAGAAATAGAATTCAGAGGTAAAAGAAATTCGTTATTAAAAGGATGGGTTTATGGTTCGCTTATAACGGCAGAAAATTCAGTTGATGGCAATACGTACATTGTTACAAAGGAATTTGATTTACGTGATTTTAATTGTCATACAGTCTATGTTCGGGTAAAGCCAGAAACAGTTGGTCAGTACACTCAATTAAAAGACAAAAACGGCCTTGAGATATTTGAAGGAGATCTTTTGAAAATAGACGATGGTGATCCTGTAGAGGTTAGATATGAAGGCATATATGCTTCTTTTGGTATTTGGCGAAATGGATTTTCGTTCTTACATTATTTTCACGAATATATAGAACCAGAAAATTGTGAAGTAATCGGTAATATTCATGATTTGAAATGAACAATAAAAAATAGCAACTAAAATAAAATGGCTAACATTTAAAAATAATAACTATGGATAATTTAACAACAACTGAAAAATTAGTAACATCATTAATTGATTACGGCTATCTTCAAAGAGAGATTGGCGAATTAATGATTTATAGCGAAGACGAAAATGCAGCAATGTTAGAATTTAGTCGAAGCGAACTTTCTATTATAGCCAAAAACATCGATGCGCTTAGAAAGAGAATAAAAGAGTTAGAAAACGAATCAGATCCTTTTTAACAAACAATTAAAACAATGAGAAAAACAAGAAGACTAACAGAAGAAGAGAAGGTTATTTTCGATAACGCAGTAATTAGCGAATCGGAGATCGATGAATTGGTAAAAAAGTACAAAGTAGTTTATGACGATGGAGTTAACTACGTTGTATGCAAATGTTATAGGCCTAAATGGCAAAAAGCCAATTTCTTGGACACGCACATGGCTTTGGCTGGTGTATTAAGAAGAGGCGAAGCGTTGCGTGATTTTGTAGAATATCAATTAAGAATGAGACAAGTAATTGAATTTAGAAACAAAGATATACCTGAATAAATATGAAAAAAGATTCTTTAAATATTACGGTAGATGGTTATCGCATAAGCTCGGTAACTTATGGGGATAACGGAGTTAAGTCAATTACCATAGACGGAGGTGATGAGAATAGAAATTATTCATACGAAGTAACACTGACGGATGAAGGCCTTACGGTAAAACCATCAATCCTGCCTAAGTGGCACGGATCGCCAATTAGTGCAGAAGAATCGGACGAACCAAAGGAGGGAGATAAATGTATATTTTGGAGTGATGGAGAGGCAATAATGGCTATTGATACCTTTACCTTGAATGGGGCTTACATTGATGGCAGGCATTTTTGTTGGAGAGTTGGTAATAATTATTTCAGCCATTGTGTCAAATATTCGGACGATAAATTAATTGAAATTGTAAACAAGCTATGGCAAAAGTAAGCTTTGACTTCGACGGAGTATTGGATAGAGCCGATGTTGTGCTATATGTTAAGACGCTTATTGAACGTGGAGTTGATGTGTATATTTGTACATCGAGGTTAAGCGACGAAGATTGTCCGAGTGAAAGGTGGAATGATGACTTATATCAGATAGTTGATATATTGGGGTTAAGCAGAAGCAATATCATCTTTTGCCGCAGGATATATAAATACCAATATTTCAAACACAAAGACTTTTTGTTTCACGTTGACGATAGCTTCGATGAGGTAGAATTAATCAACTCATACACAAACACCGTAGGAGTATTTTTGGGTGATGGATGGATTAATAAATGCGAACAATTAATTAATGACTATGGAAATAAAAAAATACACAACGTTTAAGGACTATCCTGTTTACGCAAGCGGAGACACTCCTATTAGAAATAAGTTTAGAATAGAACCTGTTTATAGCGGAGAAAGTACATGTGTT